GCCGCAGACGCGATGTACCCCGAGGAGTCCACGTAGGTGCCGCTGCTGGCGCGGGTCAGCGTGTAGCCCGATGGGGTGCCCGTAGACCAGTCGATGCTCCATGCGGGCGTGAGCGCCCCGCTCTGCGTGGTCGCGTTCGCAGCCGTCGACGGCGACGAGTCGTAGTCCGCGTTCGTCGCCACGATGCGGTACTCATACGAGGTCGACGCCGTCAGCCCCGTGTCGCTGTACGTCGTGGCCGTTGCGCTGACGGTCGTCAGGGTCGAGTACGACCCGCTGCCGCTCGGGCTGCGCCGTTCGATGCGCTGGCCCGTGTTCCCGGTCGACACGTCCGTCCACGCCAGGTCGATCTGCGAGCTGCTGACCGCCGTCGCCGTCAGGCCCGTGGGGGTCGCGGGGATCGTGAACTTGCTTGCCGCGTTGCTGTTGGCGCTGTTGCCTGCCGCATTGGTCGCATAGACGCGGTACTCGTACTGCGTGCTCTCGGTCAGGCCCGTGTTGCTGTACGAGTTTGCGCCAGCCGACAGGGTGGTGACGGTCGAGTACGAGCCGCTGCCGGCGGGGCTGCGGCGCTCGACCGTGTACCCGGTTTCGTTCGTGGCGTTGTCCGTCCACGCGAGGTCGATCTGCGTCGTGCTCGTGGCGGTCGCGGTGAGCGATGTCGGCGCGGCCGGGACGTTGAGGGTCGTGACCCCGCCCGTCGCGTTCTGGCTGGCGGCCGTCTTGGCGCTTTCGCCCGCGCCGTTGTGGGCGCTGACCCAGTAGTAGTACGTCGTGCCGATGGCCGGGGGCGCGGACGGGTTGTTCGTCGCGTTGTCCGTGTAGGTCTGGATGCCCGCGAGCGGGGCGTTCAGGAGCGTCGCGCCCGTCGTGGTGTTCGACGTGTTGCGGTAGACGTAGAAGCCATCCTCGTCGCCCGAAGCGTCCGTCCAGGTGATCGTGACCGCGACCGCCGTGGTGCTGGCGCTCGCGCTTACCCCGGTCGGGGCGTTGGGGATGGTGGCCGACTGCGTGGTCGCGTTGGCCGCATTGCTGTAGGCGCTCAGGCCGGCGGGGTTGCTCGCCGCCACGCGGTATTCGTACTGCGTCGCGGCCGTCAGCAGGGTGTCGCTGTAGCTCGTCGCCGTGGCGCCCGCCGTGCCGACCTGGACGTAGGTGCCGCTCCCGGCAGGGGAACGGCGCTCGATGACGTAGCCCGTGTTGCCCGTCGACACGTCCGTCCAGGCGAGGTCGATCTGGCTCGAGGACGTGGCCGTGGCGGTCAGGCTGGTGGGGGTGCTTGGCACCGTCCAGGTCGCGGCCACGTTGCTGTACGGGCCGTCGTCGCTGCCGAGGTACTCGCGGACGCGGTAGTAGTACTCGGTGCTCTCGGTGAGCCCGGTGTCGTTGTACTGGAAGACGCCCGATCCCACGGTCGTGATCTGGGTGAAGGTCACCCCGTCCGTCGACCGCTCGATCTTGAACCCGTCCTCCTTGAGGTCGCCGTCCGTCCAGCGCAGGCTGGTGCTCGTGGTCGTGTCGGGCACGGCCTCGAGGACGATGCCCCCGGCGCGCCCGAGCAGGAGCGACTGCCGGCTCGACCCGGTCAGTCCCGGCCTGCTGACTCGTGCGCTGCGCTGCATCTCAGATGGCGTACCAGAAGAGGCCCATCGTGATGGTCAGGCCGCCGCCCGGTGCCGGGGCGATGAAGTCGGCCGTGACGAGCTGCGCGCCCGCCAGGTCGACCAGCCACGACGCCGGGGTGGTGATGCTGCCCGCCGCAGTGCCGCCCGGGGTGTAGACGTTGACCGGCGGGAACACGGGTGCAGATGGGTTGGTGCCGCCGCCGAAGAACCCGATGTCGCCCGGGGTGCCGAACGAATACAGCGTGGCGCCCGAGGCGAACAGCAGGCTGTACTGCGCGAGGATCGTCGGCATCCACCAGATGTCGCCCGAGTTGTTGCGGTCGTCGAACTTCTGCCAGCCGATGAGGCGGACGCTTGTCGTGGCCCCGCTGGTCGTCCAGGTGTTGTTGTCGCTGCGCCTGCCGTAGGGCGTGATGCGGATGAGGCTGGGGCTTGCGTAGCCCTGGGTGAGGTCCATGTCGAGCACCACGCCGGAAGTCGGCTTGACGTCGGTAGGGACGCGGTTGGTGAAGGACGCCGCGACGGAGTCCACGGACATCTGTCGGAGGTTGGGCTGTCCGGTCGAGATGAATGCCTGTGCCATTTCAGATTTCTCCTCGGCGCTTCATGTCGAGCGCGATTGCGACGGCCTGCTTCTGGGGCTTGCCCTCGGCCATGAGCTTGCGGATCTTGGCGCTGACGGCGGGGTCGGACTCGGCCATGACCTTGCGCCCGGGCTTGTCGGCGGCAGCGTGGGTGGACTTCGCGCCGGGGCGGGAGGCCGTGCCCTTTGACTGCGCCCAGGCAATCAGGTCGGCCGGCAGATCCTTGGTGATTTCGGTCGGCAGGTTCTTGATGATGCCGCGAGCGTACTTCTTGTCCCCACGCTGCACCGCCGTCCTCAGCAGGGACAGCGACTCGGCCTGCTGACGGTACTGACCGCGATGCGTGCCCGAGGCCGAGCTGCCAGCCGCGAGCTCGCGCGCAAGGGCGACCTGCTTGGCAATGACCGAAGACCATGCACGAGCGCTCGGCGGCGGCGCCTTCTTCTCGATCAGGTCTCGCTGGATCTGCGTCCACAGGTCGAAGGGAATGGCTGCACCGGGGCGAGCGGACTTCATCTGCCCGCCGCCGGCGACCCATTCGTCCACCTCGCGGGGAACCCAGTTGCGCCAGTCGTCGCCCATGTCGGCCATCGCCTGCGTCTTCAGGTCGTGGAGGCCGTTTCGGACCATGCGGTGATCGCCGGAGTACAGGCCACGCATGATCGTCTTGAGGGCTGGCACGAGGTGGCGGTAGGCGTACTTCTCGTTGCTGCCGGACGGCAGCGACCGCGCCTCGTTGACGGCGCGGGTGAGGTTCTTCTGCACCTGATCCATCCAGAGGCCGATCTGTCGCTTGTCGGCGGCCACGGCCATCTTCGCCTTCGCGCCGGGGCGGGCAAACGGCGTCTTCACGGACGACTGCATCGTCACCAGCGCCCGCACCGCGATCTGCACTTGCTCCGTGAAGTGCTCCACGTCGCGCACGTTCGTGCTGGCGTTGATCGTCTTGATCGCCGCCGTCACGTACCTGTCCATCGCGTCCTGACGCGCCTTGGCCTTGTCGCGCATGAACTTGTAGTTGGCGACCGCGTCCTGCGCCTGCTTGCGGGCGGCGGCGAGCGCCTGCTTGTACTGCGGCGAGGTCGGGTCGACCGGGGACGCGGTCAGGGCGCCGTAGGCGGCCCCAAGGCGGTCCATGATGCCGGCGCGGATCTTCTTGCGGTGGCGAGGTGCGGTGCTCATGCCCGACCACGCTTTCTCTGCTCGTGGCCCTGCTTTGCCTTCGCCAAAATCTGATCGATGTCGCGCTCCATTTGTCCCAACTTCGCCGACACGGCACTGGCCTTGCTGATCACGCCCGTCACCATCGCCAAAGCCTGATCCATCTGATCTCGGCCATACAACGCGTTGGCCTGCTCGAGGGGCGCGCGCCAGGTGTTCAGCAGACGCTCAATGGCTTGCTTGACCTTCCATGCATCGTCGTAAGCATCAAGATCGAAGGTGCGCGCAAGGTCCGTCTTGTGGCGCACATCCCATAGACGTTCGACGAAATCGCCATCTAGGTTGAATGCCTTCACGAGCATGGCCTTGACCTGCTGTGGGGTTGCTGCGGCCGCGAATCGGCGCTTGCTGCCGCCCAATGTCGCATTCGGGATTGCGAGGATGCCCAGCCGCGCCTTGATCTCGTTCCGGGTGCTCATGCCGCCCATCGTAGCGTTCCTCCTTGTGGTCTACGCATTCACGAAGCCGGGATCGGGGATCTCGCGGCGGTCGATCACGCCCTGCCGCGCGCCGTTGTGCGCCCTGATCGCCTGGTAGTCGAGCGTCCCGTTCGGGAGCGTCCAGCCGTTGTCCATCGCGTCGGAGGCCGACACCGGGATCAGCGCGCAGCGGCAGTTGAAGCCGCAGGGCGGGGTGATCCCCATGCGGTCGAAGTCTGCCATCGTCCCCACGTAGCCGTCAAGCGCCCGGTGCGCCGGCCGCGTGCGGTTGTCCCGCGTCGCGCTGTACTCGACCAGCGGCACGAACGCCTGCACGCGCTCGTCGCGCAGCACTTCGGCCGCACCCTCCGTAGCCGCCCGGTTGGTGTTTGTCCTGAGCACGGTTTCCAGGCGCGCGCTCGAGAGCTCGACCCCCAGGCGCACCTGCGCCGTGGTGACGAAGTCCCCCAGGTTCATCGCCTTGATCTCCTTGCCCACCACGCTCTTGCCGGGGCGCTCCTCAATCACCCGGGCGATCAGCTCCTGCACCTTAGCCGTCTGGCCGGGGCTGAGGGCCGTCACGAAGAACGTATCACTTACGATCCGTTTCACGGCCGAGATGCCGCCCGCAGCATTGGGACGCGACAGCACGCCGCGTAACAGGCCGTCTAGCAAGGGGCTGCGCTTGCGGAGGTCGATCAGGGCGTTCTGCCGCTCATGGTCCCCGACCTCGCGGGCGCTGCGGCGGGCGGCCTCGACGAGCACCTCCCAGTCCTTGCGGCTGATGGGGACGCGGCGGCGGAACCAGTCCGCGATGGGCTTCATGGCCTCCCCGCCGAAGCCGTCGAGCTTCAAATCGGGCAGGGCGGCGAAGGTGACGGCGTCCCCGTCCTCGAGCATCCCCTCGACGGCCTTGTCGGGGATGCGGGCCTTGGTGACGGTCTGCCGCGCCCCGGCGAGCCAGGAGGCGAGCAGGAGGGCGCTGGTGGCCTCGGAGAAGGCGTCCCAGAGGGCGGGGTCGTCCTGCCCGCGCACCTGGGCGGCGAGGGCTTGGCGGTACGACTGCTGCGCCTCGCGCAGGACGCGGCGCAGGTGCTTGTCGAGCGCGGGTCGCTTCATCGCTTGCGCTTGCGGAGGGCCACGACCTTGGGTGCTTCGGGGGCGGGTTCCTCGCCCTCGTCAGGCTCGTTCCCTTGCCCCAGAAGGGCCGCGAGGGGGTTGGCCCCGCCGCCAGCCGCCTGACCGCCTCCGAGGACGGCCTCGCCGTCCTGGGGCTCGGAAAGGCCGAGGAGGTCGCGCACCTCGCGCTCGCTGACGCGGCCGCCCATCTGGGTGAAGGCCTGCACGGCCTCGAGGCGCTCCTTGACGTTCGGGCGCTCGGGCGCGAAGCGGAACTTGATCGACCGGGCCTCGGACTCGCTCGCGCCGAGGATGCCTGCCACAACGCGCAGGAAGTCGGTCGTGAACGACTCGCTCATGGCGTCCGCGTGGTAGCGGATGACCCGCGAGAGGGTGTCTGCGTGGAGGTCGGCGACCCCGGAGCCCAGGCCCGTTGACCCGGCCTCGCTCGAGAGCGACTGCCCCAGGATCGCCTCCTTGAGCTTGCCGCTGCACCAGTTGACGAGGTCCATGAAGATCTGGGCGCGGCCGGCGTTGGCGTCCTTGATGTCGATGTCGTAGAAGCTCTCGTTCGGCCCGGTGCGGGGGAGGACGACCGAATTGTCGTTCACCAGGTTCTGCAGGACCGTGAGCATCTCGTTCTTGGCCGCGTCGTTGCCCGAGGGGTAGTAGCCCACGCGGATGCCCAGCGCATAGCGCTCGGCGTAGGCGGCGGCGTTCTGGAGGATCTCCTGCTTGAGGAGCCAGATGTACCAGCAGACGTCGCGCGCGCCCACGCCTCGGTAGACGGCCTCGCTGGTGTTGGGGTCGATGAAGTTCGGGGCCGCGGTGAAGACCCGGTGCAGGATGACGGCGCGGCGCTCGTTGTCGTCGAACAGGTGGACGAGGCTGTCGAAGCCAAGGTCGGTGACGGAGGGCTCGTTGATGTACGCGCTGCCCACGCGCATCGCGAGGTTGCCGTACTGGTCGAAGGCGAGGGTGTCGGCGGCGAACGGCACCCACTCCTTGACGCGCACGCCGAGGACGGGGTCGCGGTCGTAGACGATGTTGGCGGCGCTGACGCCGTACCAGACGGCCTCGTGCAGGTGGCGGAAGAGGTCGCTGCGGCGGGGGATGTCGCGGACGATCTCGGTGAGGCGCTCGGCGAGGGCGACGAGGCGGGGGTTCTCCTCGTCGTCGGGGACGATGGCCCACTCAAGGCCGGCGAGCGTGACGAGGAGGGAGCGCAGGACGCCCTCGATGTCCGCGTCGGCCCGCATCATGGCCTGGTAGTTGGGGTCGATCCTGTAGGCGAGGCTCGAGTTCCGCAGCATCAGGCTGGCGGTGCGGAAGTAGGAGCGCTGCACCTCGACCGGGATGGCAAGCGGGGTGGTGGGTCCGCGCTGCGCGGGGGCGGGCGGTGCCTTGCGCGGCCGGCGGGCGGGCGGGAGGCCCGTGCCCGGGATGGCGTTCGGCATGATGGGGTTGCTCTTGGCGTCGGCCATGTTGCCCCTCAGTCTAACGGTGCTCAGGCGAACATCCGCCGCTTGATGCCTCGGTTGCCGAAGATGCGCTCGGCGCGCGTGGCGACGGTCATGGC